GGGTTTCAGCGGCTGCAAAGGTCACCATTACGGTGGAGCGGTATTTTGTGCCGTACTTTGAAACCTACACCTCACAGCGTTGTGACAGCAGTGGGAACTTACAGGATGACGGGACATATATCCTCGGAAACGCCCTGTACAACCGTGCGCCATGTGGGAACAACAACCGTGTCACAAGAACCATTTATTACAAAAGGTCAGCAGACAGCCAGTGGACAAATGCGGGTGTGATCTTCTCTTCCGGCGACCCGATCGTTTTCGGCGGCGGGAATATTTCGACAGAATACTCCTATGACATCCGTTATACCATTACAGACCAGTTCAACACGGTCTCCGTGCAAGACATTGTTTCAACGGCGGCTGTGGTGATGGACTTCAAGTCCGGAGGAAAAGGTCTTGCAGTTGGGAAAGTGTCCGAAACGGATAACTGCTTTGAGGTTTCGGAGGACTGGGATGTAAAAGTGTACGGGAAGCTGCTGAAGGATTATATCAGCTCCATAGCGGGCAGCGTGTATCCGGTCGGCAGTATTTATATGAGCGTAAACAATACCAACCCGTCAGCCTTTTTCGGCGGCACATGGGTGGCGTGGGGTTCGGGACGTGTGCCTGTGGGAGTCAACGCCTCGGATACGAATTTCAGCACGGTGGAAAAGACAGGCGGCGCATCCACGGTCACGCTGACCACGGCGCAGATGCCGAGCCACAGCCACGCAAAAGGAACGCTTGCGGCTGACAGCGGCGGCGCCCATAAGCATAACCTCAATCTGACGAAATCGGGATGGGGCGTTGACAATGCCAGCAATAAAGTTGTGGTTGACAGTACGACATATACGGCACTGACCAATAAGGCGACCGCCAGTGCAGGCACGCATGAGCATACAATTTCCGGTTCCACAGCGTCAGCAGGAAGCGGAAATGCACACAGTAACTTACAGCCGTATATCACCTGCTATATGTGGAAACGGACGGAATAACGCAATAAGCATTTTTTCACAGAAATATTTACAATTAGATATGACGGTAAAATAAAATGTACACAATTCCCGTCCAGATGTTTGTGCAGTTTATGCTCCAAAATGACTTGATAATATGTGCGTTCAGAGTGAATATGTGTACTACCGAAAGGGAAATTACGAAAACGGAGGAAAACGCAATGACAAGATTTGAAAGGGAAATAAGCGGCAGCCTTGGGGCATTCTGGAAGAAGAACGCAGAAGAGGAAGTAAGGAAAGCGGTGGCGCAGGCAGACACGCAGGCTACGGTCGAGGCGGACGGTGCAATCAGATGGAACAGCAACGGGCGGTACCTGATGGACGACTTCTGCGAAAAACTGGAATACGCAGGCTACGCTTTTGACAGGGAGGCAACGGCAACGAAACGGGATGTACAGAACGCAGAGAGCCTTGCACGGTACTGCAGGAATGACAGAGGGCTTTCCGGGGAGGCGCTTGCGGAGGCAAGGGCGGCATTTGGGGAAGGCACAACGGTTGTGGATGTGCTGACAGGGAAGAAGACAAGGCTTTAAGGCACAGACGAAAATCAAATATTTATCGGAAACTGGCGGATGTCCATTGCGGGCAGCCGCTTTTTTCATACACAAAAATCTTTTAAAGGAGGGATTCATCATGAAAGAATTCTGGAACACGATCCAACTCATCTTTACGGCCATCGGTGGATGGCTCGGCTGGTTTCTTGGCGGCTGTGACGGCCTGCTGTATGCGGTGATTGCATTTGTGGCTATCGACTATATCACGGGCGTTATGTGTGCGGTCATTGACCACAGGCTGTCAAGCGAAGTCGGATTCAAAGGCATTTTCAAAAAGGTGCTGATCTTCCTGCTTGTGGGTGTTGCAAACATCCTTGACGTGCAGGTTATCGGAACAGGCTGCGTTTTAAGGACGGCGGTTATCTTCTTCTACATTTCCAATGAGGGCGTGAGCCTTCTGGAGAATGCGGCATACCTGGGGCTTCCTGTCCCTGAGAAAATCAAAACAGTATTAGGGCAGTTACACAGCCGCTCGGAAAGTGAGGACAAATAATCATGGCTTATACAAATAGTTCTATGGTGGCTTACACCAAACTCAGCCCGAACCACTCAGGACAGAGGACGCACAGCATTGACCGCATCACGCCCCACTGTGTTGTGGGGCAGCTCTCTGCAGAGAGTATCTGCGGATGCTTTACAAGCCCGTCAAGGCAGGCAAGCTGTAATTACGGGATCGGCACGGACGGAAAAGTATCCCTGTGCGTGGAGGAGAAAAACCGTTCCTGGTGTTCCTCCTCTAACGCAAACGATCAGAGGGCTGTCACTATCGAATGTGCCAGTGATAAAACGGAACCGTATGCAATGAACAGCAAAGTTTATGATTCACTCATTAAACTCTGTACGGATATCTGTAAGCGGAACGGCAAAAAGAAGCTGCTGTGGCTCGGTGACAGGAACAAAGTCTTAAACTATACGCCAAAATCGGATGAGATGGTCCTGACAGTCCACCGCTGGTTTGCAAACAAATCCTGCCCCGGCGGCTGGCTGTATGCAAGGCTCGGCGATCTGGCGGCAAAGGTTACGGCGGCTCTCGGTTCACCATCAGAGCCAAAGCCTGCATCCAATAAAAAGCAGCTTTACCGTGTGCGTAAGACATGGACAGACAGCAAGTCGCAGAAAGGTGCGTTCAGCGTCCTTGCCAATGCTAAGAAATGTGTCGATTCTAACAAAGGCTATTCCGTATTTGATGAAAACGGCAAAAAGGTATATCCGGCTGATGCACCAGGCACAAAGAAATCCATTGACGCCATCGCCCGTGAAGTTATCCGTGGTGATTGGGGCAATGGTGATGAGCGTAAGCAGAAACTCACTGCCGCAGGATATAATTATTCCGCTGTGCAGAAAAAAGTAAATGAATTATTGAAGTAAAGTATTATGCCGCAGGCACTCACCCTACATCCGGGTTCAGTGCCTGCGGCTTTTTTTGTTTTATTTTCCAAAACACCTCATCAAAAGCAGGGATAAATCTCCGTAGATATGGAGGTGCATTTTAATATGGAAAAACAAAACATTGAGATAATGGAATTACAAAACATAGATTTGCAGGATAAAACGGAAGATTGGACAGCGGATAGTGCGGAAAAGAATTTTACTGAAGAAGAACTTCAGCATGAGTTTGACTATTTTGTCGCCCAGCAGATGCTTGAAAAGCTGCTCAGTATGGGGAATATTTCTGTTGATGTATTCAACAAAATTACAGAGAAAAACCGCTTAACTTTCTCTCCCTATTTGTCGGAAATTATGCCGAAAATGACTTGATATTATCGAAATTAAGAGCGAATATAGTACCTGTGAAAGCGAGGTGAGATGATGATAAAGTTAACAAAAATCGATGAATTCCGGCCTATGCCGCAGGATAATAAGACCAGGGTTGCGGCTTACTGCAGGGTATCTACGGACAGTGATGAACAGCAGATAAGCCTTGACACACAGCGTTCGCATTATGAGCATTATATTAAATCAAATCCCGAATGGGACTTTGCCGGGGTATATTTCGATGAAGGGGTGACCGGCACTAAGAAGGAAATCCGCAAGGGTCTGATGTCGCTGATCTCAGACTGTGAAAAAGGTCTTGTGGATTATATCCTTACCAAATCCATCAGCAGGTTCTGCAGGAATATAACAGACTGCCTTGAACTGGTCAGGAAACTTCTTGATTTGAATGTCTGCATATATTTTGAAAAAGAAAACCTGAATACAGGTTCTATGGAAAGCGAACTTATGCTTTCCATACTCGGCAGCCTTGCAGAAGATGAATCCGTATCTATTTCAGAGAATGAGAAGTGGAGTATTAGAAACCGCTTCAAAAACGGTACTTATGTTATTTCATACCCGCCTTACGGATATACCAATGTTGACAGGGAAATGGTCATTGTGCCTGAACAGGCGGAAATTGTAAGACAGATATTTTCTGACTGCCTGGATGGAAAAAGCACGCACCTGATTGCCAAAGAACTCAATGAGCGTGGCATTACATCTAAAAAAGGCGGGAAGTGGTCGCCGGGTTCTGTCCTTGCCATTATCCGAAATGAAAAATATACAGGAGATGTCATTTTCCAAAAGACCTACACCGACAGCAGTTTCAACCGCCATACGAACTATGGTGAGTATGACAGATATCTTTGCAAGGGGCATCACGAGGCTATCATAAGCCACGAGATTTATGACAAGGCAAATGAACTGGTGGACAGACGGGGCAAGGAAAAGGGCAACGGTGCAAACACAGAAAGATATCTGAACCGTTATGAATTTTCAGGAAAAATAAAGTGCGGCGAATGCGGCAGCACTTTTAAACGCAGGAAACACAGCAAGCCGAGCGGAGATTATATTGCCTGGTGCTGCAGCAGACATATTGAAGACAAAACAGCCT